CAACTATACCATGGATGCTGTTGACTTGACCAACAACGCTCTCCAAAATATACTTCACAGTTAGAAAAATAAAAAAGCCACCGATAAGAGCCATAGCGATTGGAAAGCCCACCTCTCCGATAAGGGCAAACATATCACTCATGTATCTATTTATCAGTTAAGACTGTTGCAGGACTTCTTTATAGAATTGTTTGATTAGATCAATTGCTGTATGAATGTAATCATCACGTTTTTTCGTGAACAATTGGGGAACATTTGAGTCCTCACATGCAATCACAATAGCAATTTGTGAGAATGGTTTTCCTGTTCTTTCTTCAGCCATTACTGCATACATAGCAGCTTGCTGAAAATAGTTTTGGATCCATTCTTCTTTCTTTTCTTTACGAGATGTTTTAAAGTCAACAATAGTATCAAGACCATTCCATTTACATGCAAGATCACAACGACCAGCAACCTTTAGAAAGTCTGAATACAAACTTGCCTCTTGTGCATATACAAGATCAATGTTATCATCGAGCACAGGTTTAATTTTCTTGAATGCTTCAATGTTTGCTGGCGACTTCTTCTTGTAGAAGTCTTCTTCATTATTAACATAGTCTTCACATATAGAATGAACAGCTGTGCCATGTGTACTAGCTTGCTTGCTAATTCTATTTGCTTCTTCATTACCAACGCGCGCGCGCCACTCCATAATACCCTTCTTAGAAAAGTGACCAACGACTGTAGATACAGAAGGATACTTATTGCCTTCTGGGGTTTGATAAAACCGTTGGCCATTCTCAGTCTTGCTCTCCAGCTCAGTACTGTAGTCCCAAGGCATATGAATAAATTCAGCACGATTGGATGTAGGCTTAAACCCGTCTCTAAACCCTAAACCCATCAACTATTCCTTTTGTAATAATATATTCCTTCACTAGTTTTGATCGTACGATGTCATCATTATTAAATTCAACAAACGAGAACGCTGACATCCGCGAGATAATTCTCATAAACCATTTAATACCAGACTGTTCCCCTTGATCTGCAAGGTCATTCTGCCTAAAATCTCCGCATAAAATAATCTTACAGTCATTACCGCAACGAGTAATAATGCTATCCAACTCGTGTGCTGTTAAGTTTTGAATCTCATCAACAACAATAACTGTATTGTTTAGTGTTACACCTCGGACATGTGATGTAGTGAGGAACTTGACGTCATTTCTGTTTTTAAGGATTTCATAAGCATCTCCTCGTCCATACAACTCAGTAGCGATTGCATAGTATGGAAGCTCATAGGCTCTTGACTTTTCTTGCAAATTGCCTGGTAGAAAGCCCATATCGCGAGTTGGGACGGCACTTCTGACGATTGTGATTGACTTGTATGGGCTGTCTTGGTCAAGTACTTCTGTGAGTCCGAGATAGAAGCCGAGGAACGTCTTGCCTGTTCCTGCAACGCCGTGAAGTAAGAGATTCTGTCCATCATTCCATTCCTTAAATACTATTTCTTGATTGTCTGTAATAGGTTGAATGTTTCTTATATTGAATGATTGTTTTTGTTTTTGTTCTACTTTACCTTCAATTACACCTTGTTGTCTTAGCTTGCGTCGTTCTCTTTTTGTTAGTTTTGATTGTACGCTCATAATTGACCTAATCCGAAGTTCTGACACCATGCTTGGCAATACCAGCACTAGTGTCTGTTGTATCTTTTACCAAACCAAGACGTTTGCGATTCTTATCAATTGCTTCTTTCGTCTTGATCTCTTTAATGGTCTTCTTTCTGTACTTATCACCAATATCGCTATCTGGATGCGCCTCACCAATTCTAGACATCATCTCATTCCAGCCATCATCATTCTTCAATCCACCACTTGATACATATTGTGAAGACACAAAGTTAATAGCAAATATTTGATGCAGATGGGGATTATCTTCTTTATATTGAAGCATCTCTTCATACTTCATATCTGTTTCCCACTGCTCACCAGTCTTTGGATCTTCCCATGCATACTTAGGCATTATATCAATCTTTCCTTAAACTTGCTGAATGTTAGACCAACAACATTCTTGGCTTCTATTCTGTTGAACTTCTTTGTTTCATCTGGAACACAGAATACAAATTTTACATTAGGATGTTGTTGACAGAACCAATCAACATAAAAAAGTCGTCTACGCTGATCTTCGAACGATACCTTAGAAGGAAAGTTTTCTTGGCCAAGATATACATTACCTAGAAAGTCTCCTTCCGCAAGAATACAATCTAAGCCAAATACATAAACTCTATCAGCTCCATTCTTTACAGCCTGCTCAAGGGCAAATACACCAGCATTATTCTTATAGCGTCCTCCAGGCTTACCAGCAGGTTCGAATTGATCTTCACCTTCAGCCAAGATGATTGTATCTCTTTCAATACCATTAGCAACCAATTGGTCTACAACTGGTTGATCGATCACTACACTATGGTGTACACCGTCAAACTCTAAAGCGACAATGTTACATCCATAAATGTTTGGTAGACCTCGAAGCTCTTCGAGATTAAAGCTACTCCGAGAAGGACCATTGCAAATGATAAAGGCGTCATTCATATCTATAGCAGACCAGGGAAAGCCTTCTCGACAACGGCTTTTGTAATGCCTTTATATTCTTCTGGTAATTTTTTGTCTTTCATACCGATCAATAATTTAGCATCAGCGGGAGCTACAGCTTCCAATACTTCAATAAACAAAGCCTCTTTGCGAAGCTGTTTGAGATCCGGATTACCACCATCGGTGAACAAGTATAGTCGCCGAGTTTCGTGATACAACACACCCTCTTGATCAACTAGATCGTTTGGTTTGTATGGTGGTTCACCTTTAGGTAGTAAGTCAAAAGTCACCTTAGGACTGAATGTATATTTTAAGATCTTACGAAGAGTAGCGTTGTCATATTTTTGTAGTAGTCTAGCCTTACCATTGACTTTGTCACCACCAGCAACTCTTGTAAGTATTTCTGAGATAGATTGTATAGTCATTTTAAAATTCCTGTATATGTTCCATTAAATTGCTTAACTTGTTCTCAACAAAATAATTAAACAATTTAGATTTATCACCCTGCTCTTGTTCGTGGTACTGATGTACAATTTGATTCTTAATATTAGATGGGATTTGTTCTAGATCAATTAGCTGTTGATTTCTACAATAACCTTGATACCAGTTTGCTGCATATAACAACTCACCTTCATCTAGATCAGCTAAGATCTCTTCGATCTTTTTTTGTCTCAACGGCGTCTGTCTACTTCCGCTTACAAATACATCATCTTTACTAAGAACATTGGGTATACCATCACCACGATCACCCTTCAGAATATGTTCACGAAGATATTTATCTGGGTTACCACGCACCCATTTACTCTGTACAGGCGACCACTGTGACACATCTCCCCATCGATGTAGCTGTATAAAGTCCTTATCACCAGAAACAATAACACAGGGTTCGAAATCAAACCCACCCTCTAATGGCGAAGCATGAAATTTGATAAGTGTTGCAATGATATCATCAGCTTCAGCTGTTTCTATCTGTAATACTTTGTATGGAAAGAAGTCTCTTAACTCTTGTTTAACAGTATCTAAGCACTCAAAGATTGTTTTCCAATCAAAATTGGAAGCCTCTCTATCAGCTTTACGATGTGCCTTGTAATATGGGAATATTTGTTTACGCCAATAATTCTTGTCATCACAGCAGATAACAAGATCACCATACTTTTCTTTAAATTGTTGGTTAAAGTGTCGGATACCATTTAGTATCATATGACGAACAAGATCAACGTTGAGCTCACCATCAAAATGTTTACTATTAGCTTGACCCATGATGCTACTAATAGCAACCTGGGAATAATCAATAAGAATAGCCATTAATCGTTATCAACGAGATCCGTTGCAAACATTGGACAAACAGCATATGTTTGTGCCTCGTCTCCATTCTCGCCACCTTTCATAATATAATTTTCTTCCACAAAACGTTGTATAGGATGTTCCATTCCTGATGAACGATACATCAAAGACCTAAATCCGTCAACAAGTAATGTGATGTCTTTTACCATATCTTCTCTGGTAATATCAAAACCAAGTCTATGTACCATCGAAATTGATTCCATAGTAACATATTCTAGGGCATTTTCTATCGTGTCTACTTTTTCACGAAGAAGAAGGTCCTTGCGCTGATCATCAGTCAGGTCTGGGTGGGAATTCTTGACTTTGCTGTTTGGGAACTGAATAACTGTTGCCATACGCTTATTTAGCTGTTTTGACGACACGATCCGTCTCCCAACTAGTCTTTTGCATCCCATCTTTATCATATGCTGGAACAGATGTACGCCAAGTAACACGTTTTTCCTGCTCCATTCCATAAAAATTATCAATCCAATCACCCGTACGGAGATACCACTCACAGTGTCTAATATATCCTTCAACATCTCTCAGTTGAGAAATAGCACCTTTTTCATTACGTCTAACAGCTGTTTTTAATGGACCAAGTTTTTCTTTATTATTCTTAATCCAACTACGAACATTCTTCAACGAAAACCGAGCATCGTCGGGCAAGGCTACTACACTAGGGTCATAGTTGGAATACTTTGGTTCAGGACGATTAGCTCTAGCTTTAGCAAGCCGTTCGATAGCAGCTGCCTTCTGTTCTTCAGTTAGAACTCTTTTCTTCTTACGCGCAGCCATTATTGATCACCAGTAGCTGACAAGCCTTTCAACAGCCCTTTCCATTGATTAGCCCTAAAGCTCCAATTATAGAACAGATTGAAGTATGCTGCCTGATTATGCAGGCTAACCTGGATATCATTATCCCAATATGATGCTACAGCTGTTCTCAGTGATCCATAGAACATGTTAGCATTTCTGTTTGCGTCTTCATCATTGGGATATAACCAAGCCCAGTTAGCACAGGTTTCAGGCAATGCACCAAGTGTACTTGTTACCGTCAGACAGCCAGCGGCCATTGCTTCAATGGCTGCAATACACGATGTCTCTTGCCAGATAGAAGGATATGCAAAGATGTGTGCTTTTGTCAATGCTTCACGTACAACTTCATTTGGTTGATAGCCGTGATATGTAATATGTGGATGGTCTTCTAACTTCTGGAACAGCTCTTTATATGGCTCATCTCTTTGGGGCCAACCATACGCATTAAATGAAGAGAATACATCAAGGTGTACTTTGTCACCAAACTCCTCAGAAATCGCTTCATACACGGGATATAGCAACTCTAGACCCCGATGAGGTGTTGTATGATATATTAGGTTGATTCTGTCTTTTGGTTTTTCATGCTCCTCAAAAGGCTCGATAGCATTTTGCAATACTGTACCTTTAGAAGGAGGAATACCTAATGCAAGCTCATAGGTTGCCTTCTGCCAATATGAAACATAGACAATCTTATCAAACTTATCCCACCCACCATCACGTAGATGTTGCACTTCTGGATCACCAAACAGATCATGTACCCAGTAGATTTTTTTCTTTTTAGGATCTAAGTTACGAACACGTGATGGAATAATTTGAAATTTATCAAGCAAGTCTGGATCTAAGCGAGCAGCCAATTGACGCTGCATCATTTCAGTACCACCGTTAGCATTTTCATTCAACTCATTGGTTTCAATATCACCAAACGAGAACTCATCTTCACTTTTTTCAACACTTTTATTATCATCAACAATATTTAATTTCATCTATAATCACCAATATAAAACACTAACAGATAGCCGACCCTTCTTGGATTCCGGCAAATGATACTTTCTTGCAGGAATGAACAAATGCTCACCTGACTTTAAAGTTTTCTTAACTTCTTTCGTAATCTTCTGATCTTTCCGTGCATTTGTTTCATCCAGTGTACCATACTCTTTATACAAAGTCCACTCTGTCGTACCCTCACCTTGAATAATTAAATTGTTTGGTCGATCGTGATGAGCACCAAACATTATTTGATTGTCACCCTTACAAATATACAAGTGTATATCTTCAAAATTGCTTACTGGATTAATATCTTGTAGATGGTACCACAGTCTTTTTAGTTTGTTATTTACAAGATGTGCTTGAGTTATAATGCATGTGTAATTATCTTGTGATACCAAATCAACCAATTCGGCTGAATTGAATGGTTCAACTTTAACATTTGGCTTAGCTCGATATGGCCAATCATCCGGCTCACCAGCTTCAACTACAAACTCAAATAAACTTGGATCTGCAACAAGAGCATACTCTTCAATATCTTTTAAGGTATAAAGATCGTTAAAATTCACACCTTCAATATTAAGCATCAGGCTCACCTAAGAATTCAAGCAGCTGTTTGTAACCACCAAGATGATTGTTGCCAACAATAATATAAGGAACAGTTTTTACGTTTGGAAAAGAGCTCATAAAATCTTCACGACTCACATCTTCTCCAATTACAAATTCCGTAAATGTCAATCCCTTAACATTTAGCAACTGTTTAGCTTGCTCGCAATATGAACACTCGGGTTTTGAAAAAATTCTAATATAACTTTCGGTCATTTCATCATAAATCCTCTTCTTGGATCAAGTAAATAATCTTTAGCTTCTACACGAATAAAGCGTTTGTTTGTTTCATTTTTGTTTGGGTTGGGAATAGTTAACATAACTTTCCTACCTTTAGCAAATGCCCGCATTTTGTTCTCGTGCTTATCTAGATAGCTAGTAGTACGGCGCATTGCTTTCAATGTTGACTTTTTAACATTAGGACGCTCGCCCTTAGATGTATATGTTGTTCCATTACCACGCTTAGCCATTTAACTTTCTTTCGTTTCAGATTTAGTAATAAGGCCTTCTTTTTGCCACTTTTCTAAAACAGCAAAGAATATATCTTCTTGTTGTTTTACAGCAACATAACGACCCGCAAAGTAGGCTGCTACCATGCAACCTACTGCAATAATTGTATGTGTAATAGGATCCATATGAATTCTCCTTATAATGGATAACCAAATGTTCTGCAAAAAGCAGCATTGGCATTATTAATTCGTAAACGTAGCTCTTGTTCAACTTGATCAGTATTTGTTCCTTTACCAATCACTTGGTTAGCAGAGTCAAGAACTGCACTTGTATTTACATCTTCTCCCAGCTTCCCTAGAATGTCAACAAGATCTTCAGCAATATGTTCCATTCTTGCATAATAAACATTGTTATATTTACCAACATAATGCTGATAATAATCCCATACAGCATTGTTGCTATCTGCAACGTTGTTCATAAACGTATTATAATCCTCAGATTGACAATCCCGTTCGAGACTAATATATTCTTGCCAATTGAACTTATGTCCAAATTTGTTAGCTTTCTTCTTGGCCCTGTGGTGCCATAAGCTATGGGCAAAGGTTGCTGGTTCTCTTACAATACAAAACACAGGCTTATCAGTATCCGGTGTTTCATGTGATGCATATACAGGATCGCCAATATGTGTCGCACCAGCATGTTGTTCTAACATAGACTTAGCCCACCGTCCTCCACACTTAGGAATATGGACAAACATACTTTTAGAAAGATCCATTGCCATTAGCGTTCCTTTGGGACAAACAAGAAGTCGCCATCATGTTGTTGAATCATTGCTTCATCCGATGCAATATTTACGCCATCTATCGTTCCATTAATCTGTTGAAGACCAACACCACGGATATTGTAGAAGCATTTGTAGTCTCTTTCAAAGAAGAAATCAAACGTATCAGACACAGGACCATTATTGAATTTTGGATATACTTCTACCATACAAACAGGACGATCTTTTTCAAGCGTCTTAATACCACCTTTAAGAACTTCTAACTCATGTCCTTCTACATCAACCTTAATGAAGCCTACCGACCGATGACCTTCATTGTCTATTGTAGTAGTCTTAACTTTAATCTCTTGGCCGCCAACTAAATCTCTAAAGCTGCTGTTTGATAGTCGCTTATCATCAACAAAGAAACTCGTTTCGCCAACTGTTTCAGACATTGCAATGTTGTGTGTTGTTACATTATCAAAGTCTAGTTCCAACTTCTTTAATTGTTTGTATACAGGGGGAACAGCTTCATATGCATGAAGTCTCGAACACTTACTTGCCCAGAATGTGCTATACATTCCAACAGCAGCTCCAATATCTAACACACATTTAAATCTGTCGATATATCTTGCTGTCTGACCTAACATATATTCTTTACTATGTAGATCGTAAATGTCTTGATTGAACCGGCGGCGATTTAATACTTCTTGTGATAATTCTAAAGTCATTTCATTAATACCTGTAATGCTAGTCTTGTACCATTTTTGCAGATACCACCTTGATGGATGCCTGCTCCTGGGTCAAATACAATTATATCAGCCTCTTTCGAAGTGATTGGTTTGAGGTTCTTCTGTAGATAATCATACATCTCTGTTCCTGGTAATGCACACCTTCCAAAGTTATGTGACACTCTTAAATGCTTAGGTAGTTTAAATACCGAGCGTCTTGACTCTGGTGTGTGACAATATGATCCAGTGGTTATTGCCCGGCCAAAGATATTCTGTATCGGATCCAATTGCTGTCTATTGGATCCTTTAACATAGTGAAAGGCACCGTTAGACAAAGTGACTGTATCAAGATATATCATTGCCTTGATAACATCTTCTTTTGGATCAATATGTGTGTTAGTGAATTTAGGAGTAGTCTCGGCATCATAGAAAAACTGCTTCCAATTATTATCACTAGGCTTAGCAACGTGTAGAAATACATTTTGAACCGTCATAGGACGTTTATTATATACACTAGCAGTATTAATGATACCAAGTTGCTCAAATAATATATGTACTTCAGACACCATCTGTGGTAGTTGTTTACCTCTGTCAAATGTACCAACTGGTGGTCGCCAATCATCTTTGTCCATTAATTCACGAATCTCCATATCTACCATAGTTTTTAGATATGATACATCATGCTTAATTTTCCATAAACCATCATGTAGTTGTGGAACGCTGTAGTTTCGTGGTGTCCAGTTACAATAGAAATCAAAGAAGTGTTTAAGGCGGCCGACCCATTCAACGTCTTGTAGATTTAGACCAGCAATAAATTTGTTATAGTCTTTATCCTCAATTGCTTTATACATCGAATCCAACATTGCAGGTGTGCAATCTGTTTCGTTCCGTGGTTCATCAGCATAATCAGGAAAGTCAGCAAGGTCGGGTAGCATTAACATATTATTATTTAGTCTCCAGAAAAATGTTGCTGGGCTAACCATGGCCCAGCACGAGTCTATTTCCGGCGACTACCCCGTGCGGGAGCTCTAACTATTCAACACTAGTTGGTTCGTTATCCCGTTCTGTAACAAACTCAAGATAGTTTAGTACATTTTCTGGTGAGGTTACACCATAAGGATCTTCACCATGGTTGTCTTCACGGCCTGGCTCTTCGAAGAATTTCTCTACAACACCATGTCGGATAACCATAGCATAGCGCCATGAGCGATAACCAAAGCCAAGATTGTCTTTATCGACAAGCATACCCATCATGCGAGTCAGTCGGCCTGAGCCATCTGGAATAGCTTGCACATGCTCAATCTCCTGAGCCTTTGCCCATGCGTTCATAACAAATGCATCATTAACTGAAATTACAGATACACTTTCAATCATGTGTTTATCAAAGGTGCCATCAGTACACATTTGCTCAAAACCAGGCAACTGATATGTTGAGCATGTTGGTGTGAATGCACCAGGTAGTGAGAACACAAGGTGACGGCCTTGACCCCAAAGCTGCTCTGTTGTTACGTCCTCCCATGTATATGGGTTTGGACCTTCAATTGATTCATCCCGTACGCGAGTGTGGAAGGTCACGCTCGGAATCTTTACGCCTTCTTTCATATTATACTCCTTTATTTAATCATCATTATCATCATTAATATCATTCAAGTCAACAGGATTTATTGCTTCGACAACACTAACTATTTCATCATCAGTGTAATCATTAATGTTATTCCATTGCCGGGCGGTGGGGTTCAACCCCCACCTTGTCAACATATCTTTAAGCAGCGTGAGCATATTCCATTGCCTTATCGAGTGCTTTCAGTTT